CTCAAGTGACCCGCTTGAGACTGGCATCGGTGCTAGGGAGTGACTGCCCCTGGGCGTCTTATTGCAAGGCGCGCTACAGGTCTACTTGGACTCGACCGGTTCACCGGGAGTCCGGCACACGTACATACCCTTTTGGGCGTGTGTCATTTTAAACTGCGACAATGTTGGACACCCCGGCAACCCCTGCGGTGAAGAACTTCTGTGACACAGAGCCCTTTTTATTAAGGGCCGTGACTACCCGTGCGAAGTGTCAGTGGGAACTAGTTGTGGAAGAACTTGGTTCCGACTCGTGTTGTGCACGAACCTGCGCGCGCACGGAAGTACGCACATACGTGGTACGCTATACCGAAAATGAGTTCCAAAGACTCTGGGGTCTGGCGCACCACGCGGCACAAAATGGTACCAAGCGCAATAATGCCCTCGCCAATATGGTCTCCGCCGCGAAAGACCTTTGGCCTACGGGCAGTGAGGTCGACATGGCAATGCGAATGTGTGGCCCGGCCGCCATGGTACGTTACGTAATGGGGAGTATGCGAGAACAGTCTTTCTGTGAGAAACTGTCTAATTTAATACTCTCTAAGTGTCTGCCGTGCGTTCACAGGAATGACTCGCCGCGTTGGAGTGTCTACGCAAGAAGAGTGGGTAAGGACAAAAGAGGTGCCCGAATGTGTGAAATCGCAGGCACGGAAGACGACGGCACTGTCCTATACGCCCCGCCATGTGCAAGTACGCCAAAAAGAATTTTAAACGCACTGCGTTGGCGACATGACATGGTCTCCGAGCACGACGGCGAAACTGTCGCCACGTTTCTCTCGGGGGAGGAGAGTATTGTACCCACTACGGGTGCGACTATTAGTTCTGCCGACGTCGCAGGGGGAGGAAGGACTGTCACCCCCCCCGCGCCGCCCACGCAAGACACGTTGCCATTGCCCCAACCTACGGGGGCACCTGTCACTTATGGCGACGCACACGTGGGCGACACGGACGTTGGACAAGTAGGCGGACACACGCCTGCCGACGCAGAACTAGTGGCCGGCGTGTCGAATAATGTGATACGCAAAGACGGAGTCGACTTTATTGTGGGCGTTGAATTCCACGATAAAGACACAGACTTACCTTACGTCAGTTCTTCGGAACGTAACGGCGTAGTCACTCACACGAGTGACAAGAAGGAAGTGGTAGGTGCCATTATTGGCCCAATACCGTGTCCTCCCAATGTGTACGCGAAGTCTCCCAATAATATAACGGCGGCCAAGTCCGAGAGACTTGACAAAAAGGCGCGTCCTTACGCCGGAACTAAAGAAGACAAGAAATTACTTGGGAAACTCGTGTCTCACTCTATAAGTGACGACCGTGCACATGGCATATGGACAAAGAAGAAAATTCATGACTGGCTAGACACCCACGTGGGCGACGGCTTTGAGAATATAAAGTCGAAAAAGTGGAGTGGACCGCGTCTCGAGGCATCTTACCAAAACTTGCTAAGGGACTTTTACCCAGAGTTTAAATTGTCCACCGACGTAAAGTACGAGCCCATGCAGAAAGGGAAGGCGCCGCGCATGTTAATAGCGGACGGCGACTCAGGCCAGTTAATGGGCCTCATTACTATTAAAGTATTTGAGGACATTCTATTTGACCATATGAAGAGTAAGTCTATAAAGCACGCCACGAAGTACGACGCCATTGACAGAATACTTTCGGACCAGTCAAATGGCGACGCGGGCCTGCGTGGCCTGAAACACAAAAGTGCGAAACTTGTCGAAGGGGACGGGTCGGCGTGGGACACGACCTGTAACGCCCAAGTGCGTGACTTATGTGAGAACCCAGTGTTACTTCACATAATGACTACTATTCTAGAGCACACAGAGGCTTTTGCGCCCGCCTCGTGGCACAGGGCGCATTACAAAGAGTGCACTAGAGAGACACTTAAGGCGTTTTTCAAGAACAAGTACGCTCAAATGAAAGTGCACTTGCCTGCTATTAGGCGTAGTGGCCACAGGGGCACGAGTTGCCTCAATTGGTGGGTAAACTACTGCATGTGGCTATGTGCCCTTTTCCAAGAGCCGGAAAAGTTTTTGGACCCCACGGTCCGTAAGGGCCTAGACAAGGCAGGTAATATACGCTGGTGGAATGGGGCGTTCGAGGGGGACGACTCATTATGCGCCATAATGCCGGCGTTATTGCCCGACTCCGAAATGGGCAAGTTATTTATAGAGTTTTGGGACAGGGCCGGCTTCAATATGAAGTTAGTCTTTCCCAAGACTCGCGCCACGTTCGTGGGGGTACACATCGTGTGCGAAGACGGCGTTCCGACGCCATTTTACTGCCCAGAATTGCCTCGCTTCCTAAAGGGCGCAGGCATAAGCGTGTCCACTGTGGCCCGCGGCGTATATACGTCGGCCAACTCCGAGGCCGACTTACGCCAAGTCGCGTCGTCCGCGTTCATGTCGCGGGCGTACGACTTTGCCGGGCGCCTGCCTAGCGTAAGTAATAAGTGCTACGAATATGCCAATGACTTGGCGACAAAGGACCGTCCATGTACTATTGAGTACGTGCAACACCGCTTCGGTGAGACTTGTCCCGTGACAGTTGACAACGTTCGTACGCACATAGAGACCGCAAATGCGCACGTCTCGCAGGCAGAGGAGCAGGCCAACTTAAGTAAGTTGGGTTTCGACGCGACCACGGAGGAACTAGATGCCTTCCGTGCGTACCCATGGGTGTGGCAGGAGTGGGACGTAGACGCATATAATGCGTCTCTCCCTGCCACATGGCGCGCGGCGCTCGAATGAGTGCCGCGTTGCGGCACACACTAATTAGAGGGGCCGCCCGTAAGACAACGACGGGCGGTGAGAGGCATGTTGGACTGCATCTAATGAGTCGCCAGTCCTCTTCGTGTCCAGTAGGCGTGTGTGGGACCGCCTATTTGCGCTATGCGCAAGCATGCCGGCTTATTCTTTTGCCTCACTTCGGCGCAAGTGAGGTGTAAGCCCGCCGGCCCCTTGGCGAGGGGGCCTGTGGTGAAGGCCACGCGGGGGACCTATTTCGTCCAGGTCAGAGACTGCCAACTCTCGACGCCCCGTGACTACGAGTCCACCGGCCAGTAAGTCTTTTGACTCTTCCAACTGGCCCGTCCCTAAGGGCGACTCCATTTTTGTACACTTGTGTGCATTTTTGGCAAGCGGAAGACTTGTCCCCTGTGCATTGCGACACAAGACATGCGGGGTGGCGTATGCGGCACAGAGAAACGGTCGTAAGGACAGTACGCACGTGCGACTGACCTCCCGTTTCGGCGTATATGTCGGCCCCCCCTTGCCCGCACCGTACGGAGTGCGGCTCAACAGTGGTCTGCGCCTAGTAATGGGCGTAGGTTGCAAGTGGACCCTGTGAATGACTACGGCACCGAGGCCGGGCGTAACCCGGTAGTGCACTTTGCGACTGTAGCGGTCCGACACGCACAGTTGCCCCGCGTCGTGGCGCCGCTCAAACCGCCGACATTTTGTAGCGACGTATAGGCATTTTGCCTGTGGAGTGCACTGACGCATTTAAAGCGCCGTTTGCAATTTTTATTTCTTCTCGCTTTTCTGGGTACTGAAGCGACTCTCTAAGTGTGCCGCGTTTCACTTTAATTACCTCCTTTAAGGTGACTCTGCAACTGCCTCACGCATGGCCGGACGTCGTCCCGCCCGCAACAACCGCCGTAATGGCGGCAACGGGGCCCGCCCTAATGGGCGGGCCAAACGCCGTGTACCTATGCGCCGTAGTCGCGGCGACGTGGTACTCGCTCAAGGTATGGGACGCGCGGTCACTCGCGCGTTCGGGGCCACGCGGGCGAGGGCGTCTCTGCGTGGGTGGGACGCCTTCTCTCCCATTCACTTGCCTTTGCCTCGCGCGGTGGGCGCTTACGCAGTTGTGCGTACTACGCGGGCCATTCGGTCCGACGCGAGGTGCATGATAATTGGCACCTACCGCGGCGCCGAGGCGCCGCATTCGCACTTACCACTTACTCCAGACTGTTGGAGTAACATTTGCGCCATGGCGGCCGTCGACCCGGCGGCTGCTATTGACGGAAATTTAAATACTAAGTGCTACTCCGTTCCCGTCCCCGGTCTCGTTAAGTCAGTGGAGGCGCCCACTCTTGGGTCGGCGCTTACCGTGACTCCTGCGGCCATTTCCGTCCAAGTCATTAATGGGAACCCCCTCCAGACTACGGCAGGCCTTGTCTTTGGCGCCGTCTGCCCCACGCAACTAGACCTCCGTGGGTCTGACCGTACGTGGGACGACTTTGGCGCCGAGTTCATTTCCTACATGCGCCCGCGCATGATGTCTGCCGGCAAGTTGGCCTTGCGTGGCGTACAGGCGGACTCGTACCCCTTGTCCATGAACCAAGTGTCGGAATTCTGCCCCTTACACTACTCGGCCAACAATACTGCCATAAGTTGGCGCCCCCCGCAGTCTAATGTCACCGGGAGTAATATTACGCCCGCCGGTTGGGCGCCTATTGTCATTGTCAATACGCAGCCCAATTTGGACTTGGACTACCTCATTACCATTGAGTGGCGTGTTCGCTTCGACATAAGCAACCCCGCTGTCGCTAGTCATGTCAACCATGGCTACACTCCTGACTCCACGTGGTCCTCACTTGTGAAGTCCGCGTCGGACAAGGCCCACGGCATGTGCGACATTGTGGAGAAAGTCGCCAATGCCGGGGAGGCGGTCGCCAAAGTGGCGTCGCGCCTGTTGCCGGAGTAAACGTGTGTGAGTTTGCCAGTAGCGACTGGTTGACTGCTAGGAAAGACTAGTCGAGGGCCCCCGC